ATCCACAGTACTGTATACAGATGTAAAGGTAGAAAAAGAAGCTACTGTATATGAGTTTATTACAAATAGAGTAGTGGTTAAGGGTGTAACTATACCTGCTAAATCTCCAATTGATATGTTTGAGAAACGGATCCCAAATGATTTACAATTTGTATTCAATAGAATTAGAGAATATTATAGTTAATAATATGTTAAAGGCATAATAAATATAAGGAAAATCCTTATCTTTGTTTTTTATTTAACCTAAAACATTACAAATGAGCAATTACAGCTTTACAAATCTAGATGAATCTAGAGCCCCTTTTCCAGTTGCAGAAAGTGTCAGTGACGTGGAATTAACTAAATGTGAATATGGTAATGGTGAAAACTATGAATTCATAGATTTTATCTATACCAGAAACACAGAAAATGGTACTTCTACGCTTAAAGACAGAATCTTTTCGGTAAATGCCAATAACATTAAGGCAGCAGACTATATTCCTGGAGACACAAAAGAATTAGCATTACAGAGAGAGGAGATGAAGTTAATGAAGAAGTTGTTACATGTAGCTACAAAATTTGGAATTAGTAAGGATGACTTACAAAACCTTCCAAGTAGCTCATTCTCTGCTATGGCTAAGGCTTATTGCCAGCTTATATCTGCAGCTGATACTAGTGTAAAGCTTTACTGTAAGACTGTTAGGGATAAAAATGGCTATACAAAAATGAGTAAGTATGTACCTTTTTTACAAAAAATGGGTACACCATCTGAGTTAAAATATAACTCATATGAGCTCACACAGTTAGCTAGTAATACACCCACTAATGGAGCTGTAAAGGAAACTAGAAAAGTCGAAGACTGGGTATAATTAAATCCCAAAATTTTTAGGTGGGGGATAGGAGGAAACTTCTATCCCTCTTTTTTTAAAAAAAACAAGTTATGAGCTATCATTTTTTTCCAGAAACATATGATGAGTTATTAAAGGTTGTTTCTGAAGAAGAGATAATGTTACATTATTTTGGGGACTTTCAAGCAAAAACCTATTTCTGTCCATTTAAGGCTGAAAAAACACCCTCCTTTAAAATTACTTATTATAAAGGCAGACTTAAGTGGATTAGATTTGGGTTAGTAGATAGACTTTCTTCTCCAATAGACTTTGTAATGATGAAATATTCAATATCATTTCCAGATGCATTGAGAAAAATTTATCTAGAGGTAAAAGGGGAGAGAAGAATCTATAATAGACCAGAATTAGAGAAAATATCTCAATCAATTAAGTATGCAGATCAGTGGTTACAATTTGAACTAGATTATTGGGAAGAATATCATATAAATAAGAAGCAATTAGAGAAGTTTAATATATTTCCTTGTACTGCTTATTGGATAGGTAATATTAGATGGCATTATTCTAAGAAAGGTGATCCTTTATACGTATATATACACTCAGATAATTCCTGGACAGGTTATAGACCACTTGCAAAAAAGAATGATGATAAGTTTAGAAAATATAATATTTCTGGTCATATAATGGGTTTAGATCATATTCCAAAAAATGGTAAAAACTTATTTATAACATCATCTTATAAGGATATACTAGTCCTAGATTTAATTGGTATACCAAGTATTGCCCCTCATACAGAAAAATCATTGATTGATAAAAACTTAATTGAAGAACTTAAATCTAGATTTGATAATATATATGTAGCATATGACAATGATGAAACAGGAGTATCACAAAGTATAGAATTAAGTAGAGAATTTGGTTTGAAATATTGGAATGTACCAAAATCCTGTATTGGATGTAAAGATCCTAGTGATTTAATTAAATTAAAAGGAATTGAAGAATTGAAAAACCTAATTTATAATAAAATATGTTAAATTCAGAAATTAAAAAAGAAGTTTTAAAAGATGTACAAATTGGAGATGTAATATATATTAAACGTGCTATTGATCGGATAACAACTACACATCTATGTATATTACCTAAAGAGAATAAAAATTATATGTTAAAGGGAATATTTTTTAATTCTAATAATCCAAAAGGTGTTATATCTGATATAAATATAACAAATATATCTAATATAAAAATTATAAATTTTGAAAATATTACTAAACTCAAAAGAAATGGTATAATAAACGAAGTTGAATATGATAATATAATCAATTTATTTTTAAAAGATGGATTAGAAAAAAAGATGTTAGTTGAATTATTAAGTAAAATTTGTAAAAATTATGAAATATAGAATATTAGAAGATTTTAATAATATAGAGGATGAATTATATTATCCACAGGTGAAAAAATATGGTATATGGTGGTATATAACAGTATCACGAGGTATTCATTTTTATAATGAAAATGTTAATGTACTTAGATTTACAGATAGATATAAAGCAGAGGAATATATAAAAATGCATCGTAAGTATATAAAACCAATAATACATAATATAGATGAAATTGAGTAAAATATTACTAAAAGATTGGATAGACTTGGTAGATGAAGAACTTACAGAAAATTTAATTCAACAATTAGATGTAATGTATAAGACTTCAGAAATATATCCATATAAAGATAAAGTGTTTAGAGTTTTCCAAGAACTGAAACCAGATGATGTGAAGGTTGTATTACTAGCGATGGATCCATATCCAGGATATTATAATAATGCACCTTCAGCATGTGGTAGAGCTTTTGCAACTGAAAATGGATATTTAAATCCTAGTTTAAGAAACTTACTTAAAGAATTAAAAGATGACGTGAACATAATAGAAACAGATTACTCATTACAGTCATGGGTTGATCAAGGAGTATTTTTATTAAATACTGCATTGACTGTAGAGGCTGGTAAGCCAGGATCTCATATTAATTTATGGAAACCATTTATGAAATCATTAATACCCAATATTAAGAATAAAACTTGGATATTATTAGGAGCAAATGCTCAATCATGGGAACAGTATATTGATGGAGAGATTATAAAAGCAGCACATCCTTCACCAATGGCTAGAGGTAAATTTTTTGGTAGTAAAATATTTAGTAAAACATGGAAAAAAATATAGAAAGTATAATATACACAGGAAAGAAAATAATGCTTGATAATGTTTTTTTTGGATATTTCTTAGCAATGTTAGATAAGAGCATGTCTAAAGATATAGAAACAGCAGGTGTTAAAATGGGTAGAATGGGACCTGAACTTCTTGTTGGAGAAGAATTCTGGGGAGATTTAAATGATACAGAAGCTAAGGCAGTTCTGACTCATGAGTTAATTATATAGCTCCGCTATATAGAAATATATAGTAGAAACCATTAGATTGCGGGAAATTCCTTAGAGTTTTTAACTACTAAATTTACATAGAAATATAGTAAAGGGCCAGAATAATTACCTGGGTATAGTAAAAAGGTTAGAAAATTGGACAATCCGCAGGAAAACCTCTTAATTTTTAATTAGATGCATCTATTTTTTTAGAAAGAAAAAAGAATAAGTTTAAAGATGGGTTTAAAAATAGAGGGATCTTCAACGACTACAATATGGGATCTTAACAGATAAGCTGAAGATTAAGGTATAGTCTAGTCTTTATGGAAACATAAAGTATAACGT